ACTGGGCTATGATGGCAGAAACAATTGAAGATAAATTTATATCTTCTAGATATGCCAAAATTGCTAAAGATGAAAAATTCCACGCTTCTATTGGAAGAATGGAACTTGAGAAACTTTGTAATACACAAGAAGCTCAAGATGAAATCAATTCAGTTATCAACAACTTCAGAAAAGACTTATTTGCAATAACATCTTCAAAAACTGGAACAGTAAAAGAATCTGTTCAGTTAATGGAAACATACGCATAATAAGAATTTAAATTCTTAAGACTAAAGGGCGGTAATTTTATCGCCCTTTTTTTATGACTTAAATATCAGTATGGAACACAGCAAAGATTATTCAGAAAAAATATTAAAAAAAATTGATGACGATTTACAAGATTCAGATCAAACAATTAAAAACTTAAAAGCACACACAGAAGTTAATGCACTCAAAACAGGTAAGAAACTAGAGTACGGAAAAAGTCGTTGGGACTATGAAAAGAAAAGAGCATTAGAAAGAGGTGCATATCATTTTGACTGGAGCAAAAAAGATAATATTGAAGATGTGTTAATGTTCCACGGTAACATTGATATGGATTGTGATTACTTTATCAAAACATACGGTGACGCCGCATTAGACAACGCAGTGCATTGGGCAACACGAAACAAAAGTGTTGGCGGAAACTATGCAATAGATCAAGAAGTATATGATATAGTTAGATCAGGTGGTGATCCAGAAAGTAAAATATATGGTAGAGCGAATATGTTTACTGATCCAAAAGCGATTGCACTTGCTGAAGGACTTCTAGGGCTCTATGATTACGAATTAAAATTACACTCTCAGGTATGTGGTCAATTATTACATATGCACATGGACAACTTTGCGGCAAGGCTAGACAGACAAAATACGTTTGACGAGCTTGATTACGATGTTGATCCAAAAAAAGTACATAGGTTTGTAGTATTCTTAAACGATTGGAGTATGGGACAAATATGGCATCAAGGTACAGCAACACATACACATTGGAAAGCAGGAGATATTATTAGTTGGCATTGGCAAGACTTTCCACACGGTACAGCAAATATGGGTTGGGACACAAGATATATTTTGCAGTACACAGGTAGAACAACAGACAAAACTTGGAAATTTATTGAAGGAACTAATAAAGATTCCAAGCATACTTTAGACATTCATAATGGATGAAAAAAAGAGATCACTAGCTAAAGTCGTTTCATGGAGATTAATTGGGTTAATAGTATGGCCAACGGTTAGTTACGCAGTGACAGGTAATTGGGCTGAAACAGGAATACTAACAGGAGCATACTTGTTTATGACTTTAATGTACTACGTTCATGAACGTGTTTGGGATAAAATTAAGTGGGGAAGAGACAAATAAACAGTATTTCCAATAGACTTTTAATATAATTCTGCTATAATATTACTTAAATACCATATATGCAGAATGAAACTAGAAGTTTACTGGAAGAATTAACTAATATGCCCTTGTCAAAAGACAAGGAAAATGTAGTAGAAAGCAGAGCATCTCACATTATTGAATCTGCTATAAGACTTATATCCTTCATTAGAGAAAACTTTGATCCCGAGACTGCATATAAACTAGAAAAACGATTTCATTCATCTATTAAAAATATGGATAGTAACAAATTTTCAAAAGGTGTTGCTCGCATTAAAGAAAATAGAGACATTAAAGATAATGTTCTAAAAATTAAAGATGGTGAATACAAAGAGGACTAACCATGTTGATAGAAGATGTCCTATTAGAATTTAAAAGGACCCACCTAGAACATATAGAAGATATTATTATTACAGATGGCTACAATGGAGGCAAAGCTGTAATAGATTACTTCCGTGGATTATTAGTAACACTTCAAGGCACGTCGTCTGAAGCTATGTCTGTTTCAGTTAAATGGGATGGAGCACCTGCCGTTGTATGTGGTACTCATCCTGAAACTGGAAAATTCTTTGTAGGTACTAAATCAGTATTTGCTCAAAATGCCAAAGTAAACTACACTAAAAAAGATATAGCAAACAATCATGGAACAGAAGATTTAGGACAAAAACTATTAAAATGTCTTGTACACTTAAAAAAATTAAACATACAAGGAGTAGTACAAGGAGACCTACTGTTTACTGACAATGACATTGTAAGAAAAAACTTTAATAATGTTCCACATTTAACATTTAAACCTAACACCATTACATACGCAGTACCAGAAGATTCTGATATTGGTAGACAAATAGATACTGCTAAAGTAGGAATTATATTTCATACAACATACAATGGTGAAGTACTTGCTGATATGACAGCATCCGCAGGAGCAGACACTGAATCATTTTCAAAATTACCCGATGTATTTTTTGACAATGCAACATACAAAGATGTGTCAGGCTCTGCTAAATTTACAGCAGAAGAGACACAAAAATTTATGAGTGGTATTGAAAAGTTAGAAGGACTACTTAATAATGTACCACGTAATCTTTCAGACTTGTTAGGACAAAACAATGACTTTGTGGGTTACTTCCAATTATATATTAATGCAATGGTTAAACAAGGACAACTACCAAACAATATAAATCAATTTTTACAAGGTTTTAAAAAGTTTTATGCAGAAAGAATGCAACAACAAATTGCAGGATTAAAAGCACAAAAGGCATTACAATTAAGACAAGATAAAATGAAACAAATGCCAGTATTCATGGCTAGAATTAAAAAACCTTTACAAGCGATGCTAACATTTTATAAGTCAGTACAACTATTAAAAGGCTTTGTACTTAAAAAAATGAACCAAGCAATGGCTATTGGCTCTTTTGCACAAACTAACAATGGACTAGAAGTAACTGATCCAGAAGGATTTGTTGCTGTTGATAAAACTGGTAATGCTGTTAAACTTGTAGATAGATTAGGGTTCTCAAGAAGAAACTTGGCTGTTGTCAAAAAATTCCAAAAAACTAATTAAAGTTTTATTAACTTCCTCACTTAACTTTTCTTTATTAAAAAGTGTATCATAATTATGTTGTCTTAATGCAATTGTCTGACGATATATATCTTGCCAATCTTTTGTTCTTAAATCTTTACACAACGAAACAATCTTATCAATTTTTTTATCTTTATCGTTTTCTAAATCATACGATTCATCAAAATAAGAACCAAATGTTTTAAATCCTATCTCTCTTAATTTTTGTAGATACAAATGATTACCATGGACTACAAATACGTGTTGAGCCATAATAGGTTTCCATATTTTCTCAGTCATAAAAACGTCTGTATCATTATCGTTAGTTTCAGAAACTATTGAACAGACTGTATCAACATATGGCATTTCTGTTATGTCTTGATCCTTGCCCCAACGTGGATAGTCTTTAGGATCTATACCTGGTAACTCATACTTCTTTTCCAATCTACGTTTTGGTTCTCCTTCAACAAACGTGTATATACTATTATCTAATACACCTTGTTCCAACAATTTATTGTAAAGTTTAACTCTATGCTTTCTTGGTTCTTTATTCAAATATAAGAAGTCGTGTTTTTTATACCAGTAACTACCAAAGTGATCATGAGTAAATTTAAACTTATTGTTTAAATGCTTATCATACATATACCACCAGAACCAACTAACGCCACCTGTCCAATTAAATGACGTTACTCCTTCTATATCGTTTGGATATATATTACCAGCATTAATATTTTCTTGTGATTCCCAAGGTGACGCCATTATAAATTTAAACCCTTGACTATGCAATAGCTTAACTCTTTTTAATAACTCTACTTGATATTCTGAATTAGCACATATTCTATTATTAGCAATAGTTCTATCAATAAAAGCAAACCGTCTATTATATGAATCTAAATCATAATTGTGTAGAGTGTAGTACTCTCCTGTATAATCTATCTTTTGATCTGGTAAAGAGTGTGCATCTAAAAACCGTTCATAAGACTGATGATTACCAGTTTTCATTAGATCAGTTAGGAAAAAATTACGTTGCATCTATCTATAAATATGTGTATGATAACATCCTTTTTACAGTATGTAGCCGAGGGTAGGGTCGTACGAAGACAAAGTGACCTTGCAAGATATACATTCCAAGAAATTACAGAGAGAATATATCTTAGTTTTCTTACATTGGCACTATTAAAAAACTTTTCGCAAACAGCAAGTTTTGTAAAATCTTATGCTGGCCAAACACTAACATATGGTTCATTTGATAGAGTACGAGGTACAGCAAATGACCTTCATAATATGTTAGCCATAGTAGCAGGTGATCCAGCTATTGTTCAAAAACTAGCAAACAAAAATGCCGCAATGGCCTTAAGACAAAGACAAACTGTTCCTGTAACATCTATAAAAAGATATCTCAGAGATTTTAAAAATGACTATAAATTTTTAACACAATTAGAAGTAGCATTGGGTATTAGCAATCCTGACTATAAAAATTTAAGACGTGCCATTACTGATTATATTTCTTTAGATATTAAACGAAAAAAAGTTACTGCTACAAGATTACTACAAGCACTAAAGGCTAAACTACCAGGAACTGACTTACAAAGACAAGCACAGGCATTTGCTAACAAACATCATTTAGAATTAGATGATGTAGTTGATGCAGAAAGAACAGTACCTGGTGTAGAACTTACTCCAAATGAAATGCAGGCATATAGACTCCTTGTTGGATCATCTAATGTTAGACGGGCAAAAGTTGCCGCTGATATGATTAGACAAGGTAAGGCAGTACCCGCTCCTGTAATGGTTGCTTATGCACCTATCGTAACAATGATAGATGACATAGCTAAAGGTGGTTATTCCTTTGTTAAACTATTACAAGTAATTCATGCCAGAGCAAAATCTAGAAGAACGTAAAATGCATCCATCTGAGTTTTGGACAGTAGACGGAAATCATTCTCAACCAACACTAATAAACGATACCACTGGACGATATAGACAAGAACGACAAAGAACAAACGCATTAAGATATGTTAAAAGTAAAAGAAATTGTATAGACATAGGCAGTCATGTAGGCCTATGGACTCGCGAACTTGCATCAATATTTGAACAAGTATATTGTTTTGAACCTAATCCAATCTTTATAGAATGTTTTAAAAAAAATATAACTGAAACTAACGTACAATTATTTCAATATGGATTGTCTAATAAAGAACATACAACATCAATGAAAGAAACCAATTCCACAATGATGACTGAAGAGCCTGGCAGTATACAATGTCGAACACTTGATAGTTTTAATTTAAACAACATAGACTTTATTAAAATTGATGTCGATGGTTTTGAAGTTAGAGTTTTAAACGGTGCAATTGAAACTATTACAAGAAACAAACCAGCTATTAATATTGAAATGAAAAAAGAAAAAAGGCCAGCAACTTGTATAGAGATAAGAAAAATCCTCAGTCATTTAAGCTACTATCCTCGAAAAAGAACTAGATCTGACATAATCTGGACAAAATAGTTATATAAACACTAAATTTACCAAATCTTTTACTAAATAGATGCAACATGACACCGGAGCGGTGTCGTAGTCATTAAATCAGATAATAAGGAGGATTTAAAATGGCAGGACAAGTAAAAGTAAATCCAGCGGCAACTACTGTACCAATGAATGTTGTAGGTAAAGATCTACAATTTTTCACAGTTGATTATATCCAAGATATATCATCTAAAACAGGACCGTTGAGTGCTCAAAAAGCGGCAATAGATGCAATTCAATCGACTTGCACTATATTAGCGGCAGGACCACTAGGAAACTCAAACACTGAACAAACGTTCATGGTTGAAGGTTCCGACGTAACAGTAGCGGCTACTTTACAAGCGGTTATCCGTGCATTAGGAACAGTTGATTCATTTGATCATTCCGATGACACAGTAACAGCAAAAACTTTAGTAATAGCTGTATAATAATAACAACTAGATACGAGTTTTTAGTAAAACATTAAAAGGGCGGACATTTATTTGTTCGCCCTTTTTTCTTTAATTAAATATCTAAAAGCATAATGCACGAATACAAAGTTCACACACTAGTTGATATAACAGAAAATGGTAATTTGAAACAAGCATTTCCATTTAAAACTATTAGTGGGGAAGTAGTACATGATAAGACAAGTCTTGCCGTAACACGAAATCAAAATTCAAATTTTGCAACAGTACTACAATTATTACAGATGAGAGCAAACATTACTTGGGAAATACCACCTACTAGAATTAATCAATCTGTTGCTAATATGCGATTTGGTTCTAACTATGAAGGTAAACAAAATAGTTGGCACTTCCAATTTTTTACAGAACAAAGTGAGGTATATGGAAGTAGTCCCGATCCTATTGAATTTGTTACTGCAGATTTTGATCTTGTACCTATCCTATCATTTTGCAAAGAAACGGTTACATTTCCTACTAATACATTTCTTACATACGATCCACAATCGATAAACACATACTTTTCATACGCAGGAGAAATTAATAAATAATAATGATTAAGGCATACACAGGCAAACATAGGCAGTTAAGGCATGACACAGGCAGAGTACCTAGCGGTAAAAAGAGATATATTCGAATTAAAGAGAGAATTAAATTTTATGCCAACTGAGTTAGAAAAAACAAACCTAGAAGCACACGTTGACTTATGTAGTGAACGATATAAAGGACTACATGACAGGCTATCTGCTATTGAACAACGTCTAGGCAAAATTAACGAAGACATGAAAACAGGACAAAAATCTCACTCCAAAACAATTATAGCCACAGCAGGTACAGTTATAGCAGGACTACTTTCAACTATGGTGGTTCTTTTAATGAAAATGCCTGGCTAATATTACCACAACAAATGTATATAAAAATAGCACCAGGTGTTCAAGTTTGGATTACTAATGAACAATTAAACTTCATTAACAAATATAAAAACCATATATCATTCCGAAGCTCGGAATTAGAAATAACAGAAATTGAAACGGCTAAAATATTAGCATATAAGAGTATTTTTGTAAGAAAAAAACTTGACAACGATGTTCAATACGCTGTAAATAGACATATAAAATTTGTTAGTAATGCCAATAAAAAATGAACATAAACCGTTTAGCGAACTTGTAAAGCAAATTGAGGCCTACGGACTCAAGGATAAACTTGCTGACCTGGCACATAAACAAGAAGCAAAAAGACCATTTCATCATTTACCTAAACAATTTTCTAAAGGAATCCTAATAGGAAATATAGCTATTGTACCTAAGAAACATACAGGTACTCGTTATATCTACGTTATTGCAGACATGATTAAAGCAAAGATACTATATGATCATATTAATCTAAAACAAACAGCAATTCTAGTAGCCCATAATATAGCAGACGGAAATCAAGCCCCGGAGCAAGTATTAGAACATGATACACATTTTGCATCACAATTATTTAATATTACCAATGCTAAACGTATGATGAAAATAGCCTATAACGAAAACAACGAAGCAGATGCAGAAGTATATCTACAAAAATTACAACACGCACACGATCTTGCGGATCAATACAAAGCAAAAATACAAGGAATTTTCCAATCTACCTTTAAGTGAAAACGACTAAATAATGATATGCAGAGCATAGAGCTAACAAAACCAGTTACAACCGAGTCTTTACTAACAGAATTTGAATCTAGATTTAATCAAACCATGGATCTAAGCAGATTTACTAGAGAAGAATTAGAAGATACTGCAAACAAAGTAAGAACTAGAATTCACAACATTACACAAAACGAACACTTTGGACATGAACTAAAAAATCATGACTACCAAAAAAATCAAATGATGCTTGATATAATAAATCAAGCCATTAAAGAATATGGTCAACAAAGTCCAACAATAGATAATCCAATATTAGCTAAAGCAAGTAAACCAATTAAAGATAAACTTTCAAAAGGACAAGCACTAACACCTCCTGAAAGAGGAGCGGCTTCAAAACTTATGGCAAATAAAGATGTTAAAGAAGGCGTAGAAGAACAATCAGAATTAATACTTGCGGCTAAAGATATGATGGATAAAGTTACAGCATTCCTAGAAGATTTAGCTACAATGAAAACAGAAAGTATGTTAGAACTTGCAGACAGAATTAGAGATGAAATGGGTGCAGAAAAATCAGATGCTTTCTTACAAAAAGTTAAACCTGCTATTGAACAAGCAGAATCAACACTTGGACAAACAAGACAAGAGCTTGACAATGGTGTAAGAGTACTTACAGGTGAAGAAGTTGCAACAGACACAATAGGTGGCGACGACACAATGAATACAGACGGAGACGAAGTTGGACTAGATGATTTAGATGATTTAGAAACAGATGAATTTGGTGCCTCAGATGCAGAAGCAGGTGGAACAGAGCCTGAAGGCAGAGAAACTAGAGAATCCAAAGAAGTATTCGAACAATCTAACAGAATATATTCCAAACTAGCAGGGAAGTAATTCCATGCGTTTTAACGAATTCAAAAACACAGATAAACAATTAGAAAGTGCATTAGTTAATACACTAATGAATCTTCAAGGTGATGCTGATGATAGAAACACATCTGCAGAAATAAGTTTTGATGCTGTAAAAGAAATAATGAGAAATACAGGTTATCCGACATTCAGCTATGACCTATTCAAACAATTATATGATAATGGTAAAACTCTTAAAAATGTTGTAAAAGATTTTGATCAAGACACTATTAAAATTAAAACAGAAAAAGACGCAGAAACAGATCCAGAAATGGATTTTGACAATCAAGGCTCTACTGACAAGGTAAAACAAATGGCAAAGTCAGCCATGAACCGAAGAAAATAATACAAGCATACATACAATTATGAGTGAATATATTAACATTCATAATTTAAATATTATCAACGCCGAACTTACCAATTATTGTAATGCATCTTGTCCAATGTGTCCACGGTTTGATTTTGATTTAAATTTAATAAAAAGTATTACCAACAATTCACACACTACATTAGAAACAATAAAAAACAATATAGGACCTAAAGTATTATCTCAATTAAAAAGATTTTACTCATGTGGTGTATTAGGAGATGGCTCTATGAATCCTGAATGTTTAGAAATTTATGAGTATATAAAACGTTGTGGGAATTCTAATTTATCATTAAACACAAATGGTGGAGCAAGAGCTACTGACTTTTGGAAAGAGTTAGCCAAGTTAAATGTTGAAGTGACATTTTCAATTGACGGATTGGAAGATACAAATCATTTGTATCGTAGAAATATTAAATGGGATAAACTAATGAACAATGTAGAAGCTTTTATATCAGCAGGTGGAGAAGCAAATTGGGATTTTTTAATATTCAAACATAACGAACACCAAATAGAACAAGCAGAAGTATTATCTAAAAAATTAGGATTTATTGATTTTAGGAAAAAATATACAACAAGATGGAATGACTTTAACAGTGATGGTGATTGGATACAACGAGAATCAATACAGGTAGATGATTATAAATTAGAAAAAGTTGTTAAAAAAACAAAGGCCCCAGGTGGATCCATTACACAAAAGTCTAAAATTACAGATACTTTCACAACACGAAAAATTAATTGCTTTTCATTTCATAAAAATAAGAGTGAAATTTATATAGCGGCAAACGGAGATGTTAGTCCTTGCTGTTGGTTAGGTGATTTAAAAATACACGAAGCAAAAAACATTATAAACGATTATACAAAAGTTAATATTAATCATTGTAGTCTCGATGAAATATTATCAGGTGACTTCTTTAAAGAATTAGCAAACGGTATTGAAGGACAACAAAATGCTTACCGTCTACAAACTTGTTATCATACCTGTGGAGTTCAAGCATGAGTAAAACTTACTGTGATTTTCCTTTCGAACATCAATATGTTCATATGTCTGGTTCTGTAAGATTATGTTGTGCCACTATGGAAAATGTTACAGATAAAAAAGGCAATAGAGTACATATGAATAATGATTCATTACAAAAAATATGGAATAATGAATACATGAAACAAGTAAGACTTAAAATGAAAAACGGAGAACAGTTGAAAGCCTGTTCAAAATGTGTTGATCAAGAAGCACGTGGTTACAAATCTATGCGTAAGGAAATCAGTCAAGAAAAAAATTTAAACAAAGTTAAAACCGATGGATCTATAGATATAATGCCACACTCAATGGAACTACACTTTGGTAATATGTGTAATCTAAAATGTAAAATGTGTGGACAAGACTATTCAAATCAAATAGGAAAAGAATTATTAGAAATAGGAAAAAACGATAAAGAATTTTTAAATTGGGTATACAAACAAAGTGGCAATGTTAATAATTGGACTAACAATCTATCAGTAGAATACACATGGTTTCAAAATGAAAAAACTAAAAATAAACTTATAGATTATATAAGCAAACATATCACACACTTAACTATTATTGGTGGTGAACCAACAGTTATACCAGAGTTCTATGCATTACTAGATTATTGTGACGATAAAGATACACTAAAAAATAAAGACATAACGATAGTAACTAATCTTACTAATACCAATCCTAAAATGACACAATGGTTTCCAAAAATGAAGAACTGGACGATATGGGCAAGTATAGATGGTCTTGGAGACATAACCGAGTACATTAGATATCCTAGTAGCTTTAAAAAAGTAGTTGAAAATTTAAATTTTTATAAAAAACTTGTACTAGAAAGTGGTAATGGAAAAATAATGTTTAGTCCTGCTATACAATTATTAAACATTCATCAATTAGATGATATGCTAAAATGGTTTATAGATTTTGCTGACGGTAATTGGGGCAAACAATTTAATGTATCATGGATGTCTCAAGTTTGGTATCCTCGTATTTGCAATTATGATACTGCACCAAAACAATATAGATTACAAGTAGCTAAGAAACTTGAAAAAAGTATAGAATATTTTAGTACATACAAATCTATATCAAACTTTTATAACAAACAAATAGAAAATTTAAGAGGAGATTTTCTAAATACAAGTGAAGAACAAAACCTACAACAATCATTTATTAGATATAATGACACACAAGATAACCACAGAAAAAATAAAACGTGGCGAAAATTACTGCCAGAGCTAGAACAATCATTGACAGAGCACCTAGCATAATATAAAATACAATAATGAAAATATCCGAAGATGTATTAAAAAGTAAAGGTATTCCTTACATACAAAAATATCCATACGGTGAACTAGCTAAAGTTACCAAAAATCATAAAAGACATTATGAAACTCCCGACGGTAGACAAGTACCTTCTGTAACAACAGTTTTATCTGCAACAAAAGATATGACACAGTTAAACGCATGGCGAAAAAGAATAGGAGAACAAAAAGCACGACAAATTACACAAGAATCTGCAAACATTGGAACCGTTATGCACTCATCTTTAGAAAAACACGTAAAAGGAAAAGAAAGAAAACCTGGCTCTAATCTTATACATCAAAAAGCACACGCGATGGCCAATGTCATTATTGATAATGGATTAAACGATGTTAGTGAAGTATGGGGATCAGAAGTTTCATTACTTTATCCAGAACTATATGCAGGCACAACTGATCTTGTAGGTGTATATAAAAACGAACCTGCTATTATGGATTTTAAACAAGCACGAAAACTTAAAAAGAAAGAATGGACTGAAGATTACTTTTTACAATTAGTTGCATATGCAGAAGCACATAACAAAATGTATGACACACATATAAGTTCAGGCAGAGTTTTTATTTGCACACAAGACAACAAATTCCAAACATTTGAAATAGACAATTACGACTATTGGGCAGGGCAATGGTACACTAAATTAGAACAATACTACAAGTCAATCCTTTAATAAATAAGTGTAATATGCCGATAGTCCAAATTTCGAGAATACAACACAGACGTGGAAAAGCCACTGATCTACCGCAATTAGCGGCTGGAGAAATAGGCTGGTCTATTGATGATCAAAAATTATACATAGGAAACGGTACCGTGGCAGACGGTGCTCCTGCAGTAGGTAATACAGAAATTATTACTTCAGGATCTTCTGCATTTTCAACAGCACTTACTCATGTTTATCAAGGCTATCTCGGTGCTTCAACTCCAATATTAACAGGCGCTAGTGGTAATGTTAGTAGAACATTACAAGCAACATTAGATGACTACGTTTCAATTAAGGCTTTTGGAGCAGTAGGAGATGGCTCAACAGCAGACTTAACAGCAATACAAAGAGCACTTGAAGAATTATATTCAGACACAGATCAAGCAGATGTAAGAGCACATAGAGTTTTATTCTTTCCAGCAGGAATTTATAACGTATCAGGATCTATTAAGATTCCACCTTATGCACATTTAAGAGGTGAAGGTCCAGGCAAAACAGTATTTGCTCAGTCAGGTGGAAATGCACCTGTCGCAGTAACAGAAGATAATAACGGAAATGCATTTGGATCAATTACTACAACTACACCAACACAAATTCAAATAGAAGGAATTTGTTTTAAAAATGGTGAAGCATACGGTGGATTGTCAATTGATTGTGCAACTCACGTGTATCTACGAAATTGTAAATTTGTAGGAACATATGTAGCAGGAGGAACAGATGCGCCTAACTCAAAAGGTATCACAGTTAGAAGTACAAATACTTACAGTTCCTCAAACGTTGTATTTGATCAATGTCAATTTTCAAAATTTGCTAGACTAGTTGATTTAGATTATGATGTTACAAGTGTAAGATTTCATAATTGTGATTTTACAATTGGATACTACGGTGCTAGAATTGGAGAAGACACTGATGGTTCTGCAAATGGTTTAACAGTAGGCCCTAGAGATGTTCAATTTAATGGTAATAGTTGGAGCAATATTAGTCAACAAGCTATTTGGGTTTCAGGTGCTAATGGAGACATAAGAAATATTATTTCACAAGGTAATTGGTATGGACTAAATGTAGCAAATAATTTTGAAGGTGTTGGATCAATTCGTGAAGTGCCTATAATACAATATGACAGAGATGAATGCAGTTCAGCATTAGACTTTTTTGAAAGAACAGATTTAAGAAGAGCAGACGGCAGTTCAGAATTAAATGCCGCTCCAGAATTACAAGGAATTGGAATATCAACAAAAGCAATTAAACAAGCAACTTTACTCGACAATCAATCGGCCACCACAATAAATGAATTTCCAGCATTGGCAGGAAAATCGTTAATTATAAAATATAAAATAGTAAGAGGAACATTAGACAGAACTGGAGAACTTATTGTTAGTGCATCAACAAACGGTGTACAATATGACGATACGTTTACTGAAAGCGGTTCAGATGTTGGAGTAACTCTTTCAGCAGTATTAGATGACAAAGACTCTACTTCTGGTAGCGAAACAGTTGCTTTAAAATATACTACAACATCAACTGGCACGAATGCTACACTCGAATACCAAACTACAATAATGGTATAACATACACTAAACTGAAAGTTGCACATAATTTCATAGACAAAAAATTTTTTCATCTATATAATAGCATAAAATAAAAGAACAAAACGATGGAACGATTTTTTCCGTACGGAAAGGTAAAAAATTTTTGAAAATTTTATAACAAACATGATAAAACTAGATACGATAAATATGCATATAAAATCCAAAGCAAAAAAAGGAAAAAAAACTTACACAATGCCAACCGCCAGTACAATGAACATTTCAATCACCAAACGTGATGGCAGAAAAGAATCTCTAGACATTAATAAAATTCATTTCGTTGTTGAAGAGGCCTGTGAAAATTTACCTGGGGTCTCGGCATCACAGATAGAAATGAATGCCAACATACAATTTTATGATGGCATGACTACAAAAGATATTCAAAATGTTTTAGTACGTTCAGCAAATGATTTAATAACTCTCGAAACTCCAAATTACCAATACGCCGCGGCAAGATTACTTTTATATGATGTAAGAAAAGAAGCACACGGACAATATGAATATACTCCTTTATTAAAATTAATTTTAAGAAATGTTAGAAATGGTGTGTATGATAAAGACATTGTAGAAAAATATTCTAAAACAGAAATTAAAAAATTAAACTCTTGGATACGAAGAGAAAGAGATTTAAAATTTACCTATGCAGGGTTAAGACAAGTCTGTGACAAATATCTAGTACAAGATAGAAGTACAGGAGAATTATACGAAACTCCACAAGATATGTATATGATGATAGCGGCCACGCTATTCGCTAACTATCCTGAAAAAACAAGACTATCCTACATTAAAAAATATTACGATGCAATCTCATTACACAAAATTAACATTCCAACTCCAGTTATGGCTGGAGTAAGAACACCAGTAAGACAATTTGCAAGTTGTGTCTTAGTTGACATAGACGACACGTTACCTTCTATCTTCTCAGGTGATATGGCAATTGGTTTATATGTTGCTAGAAGAGCAGGGATAGGAATTAATGCAGGGCGTATAAGAGGAATCAATTCTAAAATTAGAGGTGGAGAAGTTCAACACACAGGAGTGATTCCGTTTCTAAAAAAATTCGAAAGCACTGTAAGATGTTGCACACAGAACGGAGTACGTGGAGGTAACGCAACTGTCCACTTCCCAATATGGCATCCTGAAATAGAAGATATACTGGTTTTAAAAAATAATAAAGGTACAGAAGATAACAGAGTAAGACGTATGGATTATTCTATACAACTTTCTAAATTGTTTTATGAAAGATTTATTAATAACGAAAACATTACTCTTATATCACCACAAGTAGCACCAGGATTATATGATGCATTTGGTACAGAAGACTTTGATGACTTATATGAAAAATACGAAGATGACAAAAGTATTCCAAAAAAAGTTGTTAAAGCACAAGATTTATTTTTTGATTTATTAAAAGAAAGAGCGGAGACAGGACGGATCTATATTATGAATATTGATCACTGTAATACTCATTCTTCTTTTAAAGACAAAGTATCTATGTCAAACTTATGTCAAGAAATTACATTACCCACAACACCTATACAACACATTGACGATGACAAGGGAGAAATTGCACTTTGTATTCTTTCCGCTGTTAATGTTGGTACACTAAATGATGTAAGTGAATTAGAAAACTTATGCGATATATCAGTAAGAGCATTAGATCAAATTATCGACTATCAAAGATATCCAGTTAAGGCGGCAGAAATAAGCACTAAAGCAAGACGTTCTTTAGGTATTGGGTATATAGGTTTGGCACACTATCTAGCAAAAAATGGTGTAAAATATTCTGATGAAAGAGCTTGGGAATTAGTTGATAGACTTTCCGAAGCATTTCAATATTATCTATTAAGAGCATCATGTGACCTTGCAGAAGAAAAAGGTAAATGTTCTGCATTCGATAAAACAAAATATGCAGATGGTGACTTACCACTTGATCACTATAAAAAAGAAGTAGACAAAATTATACCACACAAACAAAGAATGGCATGGGAAAGTTTAAGAAAAGATATTGCAAAATATGGATTAAGAAATTCCACTTTATCTTCTCAAATGCCAAGTGAAAGTTCTTCCGTAGTTAGTAACGAAACAAACGGAATTGAACCACCTAGAGCATTACTATCAATTAAAAAATCTAAAAAAGGACCATTAAAACAAATCGTTCCAGGTTATCCTAAACTTAAAAATGATTATACTTTACTATGGGATATGCCAAACAA